GTTAGGGGGAATCAACAGGGGTTCCCCCTTATTTTAAATTTTAGAATATGATTTCAACTACAACAATAATTTCTGATTTAAATGATGTACCTAGAGAATGGGTATTTGAACACTATCTTAAACTGACTGAAAGACTATCCGGTCAAAGTCTAAAAATCAAATCTATATTTAGTTCAAGAGACAAAGTTCCTTCTATGTGTATTTATACAGATAGTAAGGGTCACTACAAGTTTAAAGATTTTTCTTCAGGCTATGGTGGTGATGGATTAAATCTTGTAATGTATCTATGTAATCTTGATAGTCGTGGTAAAGCTTCGTTTAGAATAATGAATGACTACAACATTTATATTTCTAACAATACTTATGTACCTATTGATTATAAACCTCAAAGTAAATATGTAGTTTCTGACTATGAAATGAGGCATTGGAATTCTTTAGACCAAGCATATTGGAAAAACTTCAAGTTATCATCCTCTATATTAGAAGGACATAATGTTTATCCATTGTCTTTTTACACTATGATTAAAGAAGATGAAGGTCGTATTCTAGATACAGTAAATATCAAAGCTAATTTTATTTATGGTTATTTTCGAGAAGATGGTACTTTGTATAAGATCTATACTCCAAAGAACAAAGACAACAAGTTCATAAAAGTACATGATTACATACAGGGTAGTGATCAGCTTGAGTTTAAATCAAAGTATTTGATAATTACTTCTTCATTAAAAGACTTAATGTGTTTTAAGAAGTTAGGTATATCTGGTATTGAAACAATTGCTCCAGACAGTGAGAATAGTGTTATTCCTGAAAACTTTATGAAACCTATTATTTCTAAATATCAAAAAGTAATTGTGCTATTTGATAATGATGAGCCGGGAATTAAATCTGCTCAGAAATATAAGAGTAAATATGGTTTTGAGTATATCAACTTAGATATGTCTAAAGATTTGTCAGATTCAGTACGAGATCATGGTGTAGATAAAGTTAGAGAAGTATTATTTCCATTATTAAAACAAGCACTATGACTAATTTAAAATATGATTATGTATTTCAACATAAAAAAACTAAAGCTAAATTAAAATTTGAAAGTAGATCCATTGAAGAAGCTACACAATTATTAGCAAATATGGTTAATAGTGTTGCTGATTGGGATATGAAACGGTATAAACACAAATAGTATGAGCTGGATTTATCAAGGAAAAGAGTTTAATGAAAGTGATATACCTGTAGGAGGTGTAGGATTTATTTATATTATGACTGCTATCATAGATGGTAAGTCTGTTGCATATATAGGTAAAAAGAACTTTTTTGCAAATATTAAAAGACCTCTAGGTAAAAAAGCTCTAGCAATGTCCACGGACAAGAGACTTAAGAAGTACAAGAGAGAACTTAAACCTGATTTTATGAGATATTACAGTAGTAATAAGATCTTAAAAGATGCTCACAAAGCAGGAGTAAGTATTAAAAGAGAAATTCTTATGATATGTTCTACTCAAATGGAGCTCACATATCAAGAAGTAAAGCACCAGTTTCTATATGAGGTGCTTGAGAAAGATGAATTTCTAAATGGAAATATTTTAGGAAGATTTTATAAAACAAAATGATTATGAAAAAACTATTTATTTGTCTTGGCTTAGTAGCCTTGACTCTAACAGCATGTACTGAAAATTCAAGAGTAAAAGCTTGGGGTGGAGAAGGAACAATTGATCTACCTAAAGGAAGAAAGTTAGTAAATGTAACTTGGAAAGAAACAGAAGTTTGGTATTTAACAAGACCAATGGATTCTAATGATGTAGCAGAAACATATAGGTTTCAAGAAGAATCATCATGGGGTATGATTGAAGGTGTATACAATATTGTAGAAAGCAAATAATTATGACAGAATTAGAATTAACAAGCTTACTATTTCAGTTGGCTGATCACAATGTTACTGGTATTAAAGTAAAATATGATGGTGGAGGAGACTCCGGTGCTATAGAATGGATTGGTTTTACAACTAAACCTTGTGAAACTCCAGAAGAAGTATGTGATAGAGTAAATGATTGGGAAACTGAATCTAACTTAGCAAATCTAGATGGGGAACTTTATAACTTAGTTGAAGAGTTTGTTCAAAACAAACTTCTTGATGATATAGAAGACTGGTGGAATAATGAAGGTGGTTGGGGTGATGTAGCTATATGTGTTCCTTCAGGAAAGTATGTTATTAATAATCATATCAGAATTACTGATCATGAAGACTTTTTTCATGATGGAGATTTATTAAGTAAAACAGAAGAAGACTAATGGCACATCCTTGGCAACATGCAAAATCCTCAGCTAAAAAGTTTGGAGGATCTCCTGTAGATTATTTAGAAATCCATAAATGGTTTGATGAAACTAAGGCCTGGATAGGTCATAGTATGCACAGAATGTTTAGACATCATTCAGAAGGTATTTTTGAATGTGAAAAAAGATTTGGTATGACTATTACTAACTCTGACGGTAAAGATGTATATGTAAGATATGTGGGAGAACAACATGTCAAAGAGGATTGCAACAACTATATCCCTACTGCAAAAGAATGGGTTGATATGATTGCAAGTGGTAAACCACAAGAGTGGGCAATAAAAACTTTAAAAATTGAAGACTAATGAGTAAAATGATTTTTAACAAAGAAGAAACAAAGAATCTGATTATGATGTTACAATCTCAAGATGCAGATAATCATGTTATAGCATTTGAGACTTTGAAAAATGTTGACTTTAAAAAGTATATTGGTGAATTACTTGTAATTTACAAATTTGGTGGACACAATATGGAATCTTGGACAACTAACTGTAAAAAGTTAGCAACCAAGATATTGGATACTACAAAGTGTTCTCATTTTACTAGTCCTAACACTCTGAGTCTTATTACAAAACATAAAGGTTCTAAGACTTCAATAGAGTTGTTTATGGAATTCTTCATTAGGGATATGACTAGAATGTTAGAACAAATTGGGTACCCAACAGATAGTTTTGAAATAAACATTAAACTAAAAGATGATGGACAAACAACAGAGTCTAAGTAAAACAGGTAAAGAACTAATGTTGAAAGAGCCCTATTATGGGTTCTTTCTCATTATGTTGAATAAGCTATGGGACAGTAAAAGAGTTCCTACAGCTGGTGTGAGCAAGAATGGTATTAATTATCAGCTTACAATTAATCCAGAATTCTGGGAAAGTCTTAGTGAAGATCATAGACTTGGATTATTAAAGCATGAGTTACTTCACATTGCATTTGGACATCTTACAACATTCTTTAAGTTTACTGATAAAAAACTTGCTAATGTTGCAATGGATATGGAGATCAACCAGTACATTGATAAACAGTATTTACCAGATGGTGGTATTGATATAGATGACTATGCAGATTTAAATCTTGATAGAAAAGCAGGTGCTAGATATTATTATGACAAACTGAAACAACTTCAGGATGAGAAGAATAAAAATGGTACTTGTGGAAACTCTAATATGGATAAACTTCTTGAGGATATAGAGAATGGTAATATACCTGATCATAGTACCTGGGAAGAGTTTGAAGATCTTACAGAAGCAGAACAGAAACTTATAGAGAAACAATTACAGAAAGTTCTTACTGATGCTAAAGAGCAAACTATCAAGAAAAGAGGTACTGTTCCTGGAGAGATAGAAGGAGTTATTATCATTGAAGAAATTGTTCCTCCCAAATTCAATTGGAGATTGTTTATCAGAAGATTTACTGGTGTAAGTACAAAAGTATTTACTAAGAAAATCAGAAGAAAAGAGAATCGTAGATTTGAAGCTAATCCAGGTCTTAAAGTAAAGATGAGACAACATATGTTGTTGGCTATAGATACTTCGGGTTCTGTAAGTGATTCTGAACTAAAAGAATTTATGAGTGAAATCTACCATATTTATAAATGTGGTGTTGATATTACTGTAGTGCAATGTGATACACGTATCAGATCAATTGAACCTTACAAAGGTAAATTTGAGATGAGTGCATTTGGAAGAGGTGGGACTGAATTTGATCCCGTCCTAGAATATTTTAATGAAAACCTAAGAAAATATACAAGCCTTGTATATTTTACTGATGGTGAATGTTGGACAAGTGTAAAACCAAAAGCAAATGTTCTTTGGGTGTTATCAGAGAGATCTAGTATGAATACAGATCTTCCCGGAAAAGTTATTAAACTTGAGTTATGAAAAAGTATAGTGGTAAAATAGAAACTAAATTTCTATGGATAATACCAATTTTAATTGGTGTAAGTAAGAGTACTATAGATGATAAAGCAAAAGTTTTTGCTTTACATATTACACCTCTGTTTGAGATTGGGTTAAATTGGAAATATTAATTAGTAAAAAACAAAAAAAGATGAATCAAGTACAATTAAATGTAAACGAGTTAAAAGATTTTATTAAGCACATGGTTAAGAATAACCAACACATTCAAGCTGAAGGAAAAGTTCCTGTTGCTGTTAATATTGAAGGTGATGCTGGTTTGGGTAAAACTTCTGCAATTATGCAGTTAGGTAAAGAATTACAAATGGATGTTGTAAAACTGAATTTATCTCAGTTAGAAGAATTAGGTGACTTGGTTGGGTTTCCTGTAAAAGAATTTCAAATACAAAATGCAGAAGGTAAGACTACTTGGATAAATGAATCTCAGATAAATGCAGCAAGTGCAAAGGGATACAAAGTAATTGGAAAGAGAATGTCACATGCTGCTCCTGAATGGATTCAGGGTAAAGGTGAAGGTGGTTTCTTGATTCTTGATGATTATACTCGTGCTGATGCAAGATTTATGCAAGCTACTATGGAGATTCTAGATAGACAAGAATATGTTTCTTGGAAATTACCAAAGAACTGGCATGTTATCTTGACTACTAATCCAGACAATGGTGATTATAATGTAACTAGTCTTGACGTAGCTCAGAAGACTAGATTTATTTCTGTTGAGTTGAAGTATGATTCTGATGTGTGGGCTAAGTGGGCAGAGAAAGCAAACATAGATGGTAGATGTATTAACTTTATGTTGATGCACCCAGAATTGGTAACTCAAAGAGTAAATCCAAGAGCAATTACTACATTCTTTAATGCTATTAGTTCTGTACCTAAGTTTGAGGATAGCTTACCTTTAATTCAGATGATTGGTGAAGGTTCAGTTGGTGTAGATTTTAGTTCAATGTTCACTATGTTCATTAATAATAAACTAGATAGAATCATTAGTCCAGTGGACATCTTGACTAAAGATGAGCAGTATGTTATGAACTCTCTTACTAATGCTGTAGGGAAAGATGATGACTTCCGTGCTGATATCTCTAGTGTAATTGCAACAAGGGTAATTAATTATTCATTAACTCTTGCAGAAAAAGGAGCTGTTGGTAAACCTATCATAGATAGGATAGCTAAACTTACTACAGACTGTGAAGCATTTACAAATGACTTGAGATACTATATGGTCAAAGAGATTGTCAATGGTAATAAAGTTAAGTTTAGTCAGTTGATGATGAATCAAGACGTGGTGAAGATGGCTGTAAAATAAGTCAACATAGACGGGTTCCCCTTTAAAAACCCATAATTTTAAACCAAAACAAACATAAGGGGAGGTAATACTCCCCTTATTAAATTTAAAACAATGAAAAATTATTTGTTTTTTGACATTGAAGTAGTTTCAGATGAGGTTAAGATGACTGTTGAACCACTTTTTGGTTCTTCTGATTCAAGAGCTGATTTACAAGTATCCAATGGAGATTATGTCCCTACAAAAGGAGACAAATTATATTTTTTACCAGGAGTGAATATTCCTAGGGTAAAACTAAAAGATTTAACTATACAATATGGTATTAAATCTGTCAGAGATATAGATGATGCAACACATATATTTGCAGGTACTGCAACAGTTCATAAGATGTGTGACACAAGATGGTTATACAGCATGCCTACAGAAATGTTTAGACAGATTTATGAAACTGTTAGAGACAAAATGGATGATTATTATGTAGAGAATGTAGATACAGCACTTGAATTTTATACTGAGGACAGAGTTTATATGGATTATGGTTCTTCTAGTGAAATTAGAAATGAAGGAGTATTTACTGAAGCTATGAAAAATCCAGAAGTAACTATAGAATTGAGAAGTTCTAATACTTTTTATCAAGTAAGTAATAACTATGCTGAATATTTTCCTAAGGTATTAAATACTACTATTTTAACAGAGGCTGCATTACTTAAACATATTAATGGTGCAGATGCAGTTATCATAGATTCAGTAATGTTTGATCAATTATCTGACATGTTTAAGAGCTCTGATAATGACAATCATATCTTGGCAATGGAGATTATGGCTAATTCTAACTACATAGATAGCTTACTCTATTTAGAGTTATTGTTTAAAGAGTATCATAATCAAATGTTTAACTGTCATACCAAAAAGCATGTTAACTTTAAATCTTTACTTGGATATCTAGGTAAGGATAGTTATATGAATACAGATATAGATGATGTAATGAAGTCTTTGATTGATAAGGGTGTTCTTGATACAGATAAGATTGATGTTATTATGAACAAATATGCTGGTGAAATTGAAGCAAGAGGTGGTACTGATTACTTTAAAGTAAAAACTATTACTGTTGATGAAGAAACACTGGCTTTGTTAAATAAAAACTATGTCTATAAAAATATAGAAGACTTTGTACCAGAGGGTCAAGTTGAAGATTTCCCTGAACTTCATGCTAATCTAGAAGATTTGAATTCAATGCCTGGGGTTGCGGGGGTTGCTTCAGGGGTTGAAAAGATTGAAAGTGACCTTGAAATCTCTGATGAAGACATAGAAACTGCATTACTAAGAATTGAGAGAAATGAACTTAAGTCAGAGTTAATAGCCCTAGAAGAAGAGTTAAGTCAAGAACAGGGGACCCCTGAAGAAGAATCAAATAACAATCAAACAGAAGAGACAAATGACACAGATGACTTTGAATGGTTCTGATGAACTAGAAAAATTTTACAAACAGAAATTTTATTTCAGTTATAGTGGGTTGAATAAATTACTTTATTCACCTGCTTCTTTTTACAATCATTATGTGCTCAACCAGCGGGAAGACAGTAAGGATGCTCACCTTGTAGGAGGGAGTGTCCTACACTGTCTCTTGTTTGAACCAGATGCATATGATGACAAGTTTATAACTATGCCGGGTAAATTTCCTACAGACAGTCAAAGAAAAATTATTGATAATATTTTTAAGATACATTGTAGTATTGGAAATAATTCATTACTTTTGGAAGACTACTCACAAGATATACTCATACTTCTACTTGCCGCAAATCTTTATCAAGCCCTTAAAACAGATACTCAAAGATTAGAAAAGATTCTCACTGAAGAAAACAAAGAGTATTTTGAATTCCTTAAACAAAGTCTAGAAAAAACAGTAGTAGATCAACCTACTTTGGATGGCTGCAAAGCACAAGTTGAGATACTAAAAACTAATAAAGATGTTCGTGCTTTATTACAACTAGACAAAACTGAGGAAGATGATCACATTGAAGTGTTTCAAGAGTTGTACATTAAAATGGATCATGAG